GGTACATGTACTGTAGTAAAGATTAAACATCACTGGGATTTAGGTTAGAGGGGGCTAAAGCCACCTCTGGTATAGGTAACTTTGTCCTGCTCTGTTTATTCCGTTTTCTCTCGGACAGAACTCATCCTAACTATCGGCATCAGTGATTTCAACTGCTTTATCGCTGGTTCGTCCATTCTGTATTCTATCTTTCCCAGAAATTAGAAAGTGAATAAGAACTGACTTTCATTTTACCGCGTGCCGTGTGTATGAATAGGCAAAGGAATTTAGACCAACCTATTCAGTGACTTCTAATCTCTTAACTCTTGACAATGTCAAGCTGGGCATAAAGGATTCCGAGTGCTGTCGGAATAGCATCAGAGGCTTAGAATCCTATCATTTATTACACTTCTGGATTAAATATTATTTAATCTTTCCTTAATTGGCTAATAGGTTCGCCTACCAAATTAAGGTCAACAAAAGGGGCTATCTCTGTTTGGGATATCACTACCCCTCTGAAAGTCCTTTATAAGGAACTTTAGAGGAATTACGATATCTTTAATAATTCTATCATCTTAATAAGGGCTTTTTCAATGGTTTCTGCTGTAACTTTTGATTGAGAACCATCAGGATGATAAGTTCTAACTAATGTTTCTTCGTTTCTATGGTAAATACTAAACCTACCTTCATAAGATAATGATTGTATTTCATTGATTAAGTTCTCTATCATATATATTGGTTGACTTTAGTTGACTTATTATGATATTGTTATATTAGATGACATTATGAGTGTGCTGACTCGTAAATCATCTGACTAATATCTGTGAGAAGCAAGCTAGTCTTACTTTAATTTCACAGCAGGGATTAAACGGTTGTTCTTTTCCCTGTTCTAAGCTCTTATCTGTTGACGGTGGGGATTTCTCTCCCCGATAAGAACCTAGAACAGGATAAAGAACACAAAAACCCCTACCTAGTAATAGGTGGGGGAAATCGTGTTTATGAAAATCGATAAACCTGCCAACAATTCAACATTCGTGTTGGTTAATTCAAATACTGAATCGTTGTAATGTTTATTGGTTTTCATATTTAGATATTATCAGGTTAAAATTAAAAGTCAAGGTGTACATTATGCAATAGGTGTATTATAATAATTTTATGACAGAGATAACTATTAAGCGTAAAAATGAAATCGCCGAAGCTCCGTTTAAATATTACGAGAAAGACTTCGATGGTCGTTATATGAAGCTGAATGAGATACGAGAATTCATCCCGCAGTTTAAAGAATATTATTATGAGAAGAAATTAGAAAATCCTGATTTGGCATCTAGGAAAATCATCAATAACTTTAATGATGTTATAGCGCCGAGTATATTTCATCCATATACACAACAATTTCAAAGGTGGCGTAAGAGATGGGATGAAGATATCATGTCAAGGCTTGAGGGTGCTAGAGTGTATTTAGATTCTCCAGAAGTTAAAGCGATACAAACAAGAGATAAACGAAATAACCTTTTAATTCCATCAGAGGGAGAACTTAATTCAGGAGCGAAGAATTTAGCGGGTGAGTTGATGAATGATGCGATGACGATGCTAAAGAGTGACCAACAGAATGAAGATTTGTATGAGGATGAAGTTCTAATCAAACGCCGTCATTATGTATTAAGTGTATTTAATTATGTGATTCGCGCAGTCAATGCGAAAGAAGCTCTGAGCATAAAAAAGAATCAAGAGAAAAGAGAAACTGCAGGTTTTCTTATGGATTTAGTTCGTAGGAGTACAGCAGGTGGGATATCAATAAAGGATATGTCATTACTAAAGAACTCTTTACCAGCAAAAAAAAATGAACAATCAACAATGGCAGACAACAATTAAAGAATTCTTAGTATCAACACTTCCAAATAGTGCGAAGTCTGAGATTATAGAATTACTAGAACTAAATCAACGTGGGCGTGAGGATATTATTGTATTCTCTGAAGAGATTTTGGGTGTTCCACTTAATGGCTTTCAAAAGAAGTTTCTAAGGTATACAACAACGCCACGTTCACAATGGATGGAGAAGTTTGGCAACGCAATTGATGACATTGGTGGATATTCATTTGGTCGTAACATAGCGTGCCCATCAAACCAGGTTGGAAAGACAGTTATGATTGCAGTGAAGCACCTATGGTTTAACTATTATAAGATTGGGTTAGATTTAGGAGAAGGTCTTATTGACAAAGCACACTATCAGAGTCTTAATATATCACCTCACTCACGACAAGTTAAACAGTGCTTTAATTATGTAAAAGAGATTCTAAGTGAACAGTTTATCATTGATGAGGATGGGAAAAAAAGAATAAATACACTTCACGCATTAGTAAAAGATTTCCTTGTAGGAGAAAACTCAACACTTGGGGAACTTCGTTTTAGAAACAAGTCAGTATTTTATACAGTACCAACAGGGCAAGACCAGGCTGCATCATTAGCTGGTGCACAGTTTGGATATATTTCATATGATGAATGCGCTCAATCGATGCACCTTGAGAATGAATTAGGAGCGAAGATTATGTCACGTTTAATTAAATATGGAGTCGGACTTGACTTAATTTCCACTCCAGAAGTCGATTCTCAGTCACATCAGTATTATTTACATATTGTAAAGTTAGGATTTGGAGGTAAAGAAGGCTGGTGGGCACTAAATGCCACACTGGATGACAATATTTTCATACCGAAAGTTCAAAGAGATAGAGCGAAAGCTGACCTTTTGGCTACAAATAAAAAGAAATATAGGCAGGTTGTCTTCGGAGAATTCATTACTGGGGGTAAAAGGTTCTTTGAACCAGCTGAAATAGAACAATTATGGCAACTTTCAGGGAAAGTAGCTTGTAAAAATAACAATCAGTATCTCCTAGTTGCCGATTGGGGTATGTCTGATACTGGAGATGAATCAGTTTTCTATGTTATAGACTATACCAACTGGTTTGTTAGTGGTAAGATATCGATAGTGAACCACGAAGCGATACGAGGAGGTTCGCCTTATATGCAGTTCGCATTGTTACGTACATTATATGATGCTTATACATGGTATGATGATGACGGAGTAACAGTTCACTTACCATTATTCTTAATGGATGCTAAGGCACTCGGTGGAGTTGTTATAAAGAAATTATTATCAGCATTGAAACCAAAAGGATTTAATATTGAGAAGGAAGAAGCACTGATGCTTCTAAAAAAAGAGATGAGTCTTAATAGAGATTATTATGAGTCGGAAGTTGATGGTGCTGTTATAGAAAAGAATCCAAACTTCGGTTCAGTTAGCTCATATTATATTGAAGAACTCTCAAGTCAACTTGGAACATATCATTTGGATGATAAGAAAATTACACAGGATTATGTTATGGTATTGATGATGGGAGTATCGTTTATTTCTAAGAAATTTCCAAAGAAATTTAAGAAAGTAGTGATGAATCGTTTAGCAGGTTATCAAATGCAGGTGCAAGAAGAAACAAGGGGTCGCAGAATGCAAAATACACTTAACTAATTTTAATTACTATGGGATTATTTAGTTTTTTCAAAGGACAAGAAGCAAAAGAAAATGCCGACACAGCACGAGCGAAAGAACTACGCACATATATAAATAAGATACAAGCAGAACTTCGTCTTGATTGGACGCGCCGCGTTTATGGTGATGGAGTATATTCTGGATACAATGTTTTAAGAGAATTTTATAAAGGAAAGCAGTGGAGTTATAAAAAAGAAGGCGGAGGTACTATGCGTACGTATAATTATGTTTTCACAATTGTTGAGAACATGACAGCGTTCTTAACAAACGAAGCTCCACAAATGACATCTCCTCCTTCAATTCTTGATGACAAATTTGAGAGAGCATTGGCTGAAGGTCGCACAAAAATTCTCGATGCTGTTCACGAAGATAATGATATAGGTCTTGTATTTCAAAGAGGTGCACGCACAGGTTCAATATGTGGTGATACATTTATATTCGGAGCGATACCAGTCTTCAAAGTAGATGATAAAGGTAATAAGACTTTCGACCGTATACGATATTGGAATATTGAACGACCAGAAACGATTAGAGTTATTTGGAGTGATGATAACTTCAATGAAATTCAAGCCTTCATAAAGCATTATCGTATTCCAGTTGAACAAGCGAAACGTCTATTTAAAAAAGAGATTGAAGAATCAGGTGTTGTTATACAAGCAGATAGAGATGTTGAAAATCCAAGTAGCATAGAAGCTACTAACATTCCGATGGTAACAATAAAAGAATATTGGGATGATAAAGAATATGAATTGATGATAAGTTCTGATTCAACAATAGTAAATTATATTAAACACGACTGGGGTTATGTACCACTACACTTTATTCCAAACATACATCTCCCAGGTGAGCCGAAAGGAACATCAGATATTGAACATGAACTTGACCCACAACAAGAATATAATGAGAGAACTTCAGACCTCGCAGATATAATCAAAGAAGTAACAAGACCGACTTATTGGGGAAAGAATCTTGACAACTTATCAGAAGTGCGTTCTGGTCAAATTGTAATTTATCAAGTTGGTGAGGATGGAGATATCCAAGCGATGCCACGAAGCGGTCAGACTGTTGCTATGGAGAGCTACATCGGAGATAGAAAGAATGACATCATAGCGCTTTCTGGATTGAACCAAGTTCTATATCCAGGCAACCAAGTATTGCAAGCAACTGGGAGAGCATTGTCTGTAATTATGCAGGGTGTAAATAATAAAATATCATTGAGAAAAGGATGGTGGGAAAAAGCATTTAAGAATCTTAATAGGCAGATTCTATTTCAAGCAGAAAAATATATACCTAGCTCAAGCAATATCATAAATGGTTTTTATAAAACTGATGTATTTATTTCTTCAGTATTACTTAGGAGTGTTTCAGATGAAATCAATAAATTCCAAGCTAAGATTCAATCATTGACAACTACTCAAAGTAATGTCGGTATTTCAAATCCATCTGAGGAACAAAAGTTGATGAAGCAGGAATTGGAAGACCCAATATTGGCTACTGAGATTGCAAAACAACCTGGTCTTCTTGAACAGATAATTGCTCAACAAAGGCAGCAACAGCAACAACAAGGTGGTCAAGGAGCACCTCCTGGAGCGAAGATAAATGGAGCGCCACCTCCAATTGCAAGTGAATCTCAAAATCAACCAGGAATGAATCCAGCATCAATGGGTGGGCAAGCATCATCAGTTTCTCCTCAAGGTGCTGCTCAACAAATGGCTTCTCGTAACGGTGCACCACCACAAGTAAAACAATAATTTTATGGCAATAACATTACAAAAACAATTCTCAATAAATATTCAATCTGTTGTCGCACAGTCAGTTGATGCAACGCGCAGTATTCGTAGAGAGGAACGTGCTCAAAAAGAGGCAGAATTCCAGAGAGCTATAGCTGATGGACTTTCCTATGATGAGCAAGTTCGTATTCGTGAACAGCAATTAGCATCTGAAAAGAAATCTGGATTTAGCGATGCCAGCTATATTGCTAACCTTGAAAAATCAATTACAGATACTAAGAAACTTGCTCGTTTTAGTAAGTATAGAGAAAAATATGTAACTTCATTAGGTGATTTAAGTTCTGGAAAGATAAATGAGGAACAATATCTAAAAAGTTTGAAGCAATCAATTACTGATGTAACTGACCCAGGTTTGAGATTAGAAATACAAAATAATATTGCATCAGCAGAGAAAATGGTAAAGCAATATCACGATACGATATTAAATAATAAGATTAAAAAAGCCAAATATGATGGTACACAGAAGTCACTTGATGATGTATTAACACAGATTAAGAATGCAAGAGCTAAGGCGCTGATTTCTGATAGTCAAGATGAAGTTACTGCATATAATGAAACTATCTCAGCAGTTGAATCACAACTTTCTGGAGTAAAGGTTCAGAATTCTATAACAGATTTTCAAGTACAAAGTTCAACGCGTGGTATGGGTGCGATAGAAAAACTAAACTATCTTAATTCAGAGTTAAGTAATGCCGATTCATCAAAGCCAGTTAAAATAGGTAATAAATCATATAGTTCTGAACAAGAATTCTGGACACTTCAAAGAGATGGATATCTCGCTGGAACTTCAAAGACATTTGGTAGCTTCTTTAATGAGATTAAATCATCAACACAAGATACAGTTGATACAAGTATCGCTAAGTTTGGATATCCACCACAGGCAACTCTTGATAATGCGTTAAGTGTATTTAATGATTTGAAGACACGACCAGAAATCGCTCCATATATGAATAAAGTTGATATTACTCAAGCTACTGTGATGACTGATGCAGTGGATAAATTTGCGAAGAAAGTGATTGACTCATCAGAAACTTCATTACAATTTGAAGATGGTATCAATCAGTTGAAGAATCTTGGACAAAAGTATGGTGTGAATACTGAGGTGTATACATCAAAGTTATTCCAACGAGTACGTGGTCTTGAACAAAGTAGGTTAATTAAATCTGGGACTGCTGCCAATATTGCAAAAGAAGTCAGTGTTAACATCCCTGATATTACTAATGTCCCTACTCCTACACAGACTCCAACTGATACGAATACTTCGAACTGGTAATAATGTACAGAAAGTGGTTGCAGGAGATACACTTTCAACTATTGCTCAGAATGCTGGAATTGGATTGACACAACTACTTGATTTGAATCCACAGTTTAAGGCGAATCCAGATTTAATTACACCAGGGCAAGATGTTACATTGCCAACTGAAAAACAGCAGACTCCTAATACTCCGACTCCTACACCAGTACAATCAGCTACACCAGAACCTACTCAACAAACTTCGACTCCAACGCCTCAAACTAAAACTCCAGTACAAACACCAACTCCAGTACAACCCACTCAATCAGTACAACCTCAAGCACAACAGATTCAAAAAACTGTTATAGTTAAACAAGGAGATACTCTTTCAGCTATTGCTAAGAGAGAACTTGGTGATGCAAAAAGATGGCGTGAATTAAAAACAAGTAGCGGTAATAGTTTTAATGCACAATCTGCAAAGAAACTTAGTATAGGTACTAAACTAATAATCCCACAATAATATGGCTGTATTTCAAGCAAAAGCATTTCAATCAGTTGGTTCAAGCGGATTCTCAAATGCGAAGAAACTTGCCGACCTTACTATAAAAAAGAATGTAGATTCTAAACAAAAAGGATATGAAGAAGCTATTAAAATACTTTCACAATATCAGTATTCAAATAATGAATCTGAGGCTCTTGATGCACAACGATTAGTGCAGAGTTATACAAATCAAT